ATATTTTCTTTACTTCTTCATCCATTTGATTTGGGTTATGCCGAGGCATCCCATTTGGGAACATTGTTCGAGCTAAATCAAGCTTATATAGTGGTGGGATGGGATTGATATTTTGAACTGTAGGCATCAAAACAGCAATTAAATAAACCAATGCATCTACAAAATCATAATGTCCCAAATCAGCACTTCTTTCAAACTCTTCCAAGTTCTTTTTCCAGATACCAAATTCTAAAGACGAGATTAGCATCTTACATCGGGGGTGGATATACAACTTACCTGATTTGATAAATTGACGAAGTTGATTCACCATCCAAGTCTTTCCATGCTTCTTACTTACCGGACCAAATGGCAGTTTATAGATCCGGCCTAAGTCTGCTAAAATATTTAAGTTATTATTATCTGATATCCGTCTAAATCTTGTTTGATTTATTTTATATACTTCTTCGGTCTGTTTAATTAATTTAGCCAGATTTTCCGTGGTAAAATCATTCTCTCTTATTGCTACTTCATGTTCAATAACCAATCGAGCCCCAAGGAAATCCCAATACCCCATAATCCAAGCAGTAAAATCTCGATACCCAATATCCATTCCTTCGACTTGGGTATAGAATTGAAAATAGTCATCCTTTTCAATCTCTTTTACAAACAAGGATGAATCCCATTCCGGGACAATTTGTAAGGTGGAATCCGTTACAAATTTACAGAAAAGTTCTCGAAGGCATCGAGTGGATGTTCTCCCACCCATCTCTTCGATCAGACGTTCTATTTCGTCTTTCTCATACCAGCTTTCTTCTATAGTGAACTCACTATAGGCCCCTCGTCCTTTGGCCTTTTCCGCATAAACCTTGAATGGATGATCTGGTGTGTTCGGGGGAGTGCTGGGTAGAATGATCCGTTTTTCTTTGTTCTTCGATGTCAACAACTGTGGCAAAGCCACATCTTTTACAACGGTATCCAGATCATCAATTTGGGCAGCTTCGTCCAATATGAACAGGTCGGACTTATTTCCACGCAGATTTTCAAACTGGCCATTATTTGCTCCGCAGAGCTTAATATAGCTACCATTTTGAAAAATAAATTTTCCTTCCTGTTGCTTCCATGTAGGACGTATGTCACTGGGACAGTCCGATAGTATTTGATTGAAGATAGGAAGGAGGAAATCTTTTAAAGCGTTCTGATAAGGTGCACCAAAATGAATCTGATAATTAATATTTTTTAAGGCTGTTTCAATGGCGATAATTGCCATTGTTGTTGTCTTCCCAATACGTCTTGAACAATTGACTACATAAATCAGTTCATTACTGTTCAAAACGCTGTTGTAAATCTTCTTCTGGATAGGTTTCAATTTGTAGGTCAACCTTCCCAGGGACCATGCAATCCGTATTGCTTGGGGATTTAATTGTGGGGGTGTTTGATTGTCCGGCATTTGCCATATCCTCTAGTTCTTTCAAAAGTGCCTCGGCATTCTGGACGGATTCTGCTGAGGTTGTGGGTTTCTCAGGAGCTGATTCAATTGGTTTCTTAGCTGGTTCAATATACTGGAGAAGCTTAAGCCAGATGTCTGAGGCCAGTTCATATTCTTTATTTAATTTAGCCATCAGAGCCAGTTCGACCAGTTGATCTACGGGATGAACTTTATGTTTGTATTGTAACCGATTGGCGACCTTCAAGAGACTGAGGGAGGCATTCTTTGATCCTTTAGGTCGTCCTCCGGTGTTCGTCGGGACTCCTTTCTTCCAGTTGGGATTGGCCATATTAACCTTTTGTTTTAATCGAATTTATATAATCTTCGTGACATCGTTTACAGATTCGTTCTTCATCTCCGAAGAAGAAGGCAAACCCTTCACCTGGGGTGAATATGATTCCACAGATCAGACATACTAGCAGCATACTTACCCTTTATACTGTTCTGATGTTTTAGGCTTCTTAAGTTTCTCGAATTCTAATTCAGTATGTGAAATCAAGGCAAATAATTCTTTGCCTGTAGGTAGTGGTATAGGAAGATTCCCCAGATGCAATACTGTGAACATTCCCGTTGGACAATCATTTAAAGATAGATTTATTGTATCTTTTACTACTTCTTCTTTTATATCTTTAAATTGTTTAATAGCTTCTTTTTCTAACCAAACCTTTGTTCTCTTAATTATAAACTTTTCTATCCAAGAAGGTTTTTCAAATAAACAATAATTAGAAAGAAACGTATTAAATGCTTTTAAAGCAATAAGATTGTTAGAAGCAACAACAAGACCAAAGCTTAGCATACTACTAAGCCTTCTTATCAAATAATTTCTTTAGTTCCTCATAAACTGCTTGAGCTTCAGTAAGATCCAATACAACTTGTGAAGTGTCCGGTAAATGGATAGTAAGTTCAATTTTCATAATTCCTCCGAATAATGTTGATATTCAATTAAAAGCCCCGCTGTTTTATACCAAACTCGATTGTACTCACTCGGGCTTCAAGATCTGTTATCTTTCTCTTAGTAACTTCGTCCAGTGGGGTGGACCGAAGTTTTAACATATCTTGGTATAATGAAACTACATTTGCAGCCAGCACTGACACAAGTGCAAGCACTGAAGCATAAGCAAAGGCAGGGGATCTGTAGAGCCCAGCTAACGCCAGTAATATAACAGTCACTGCATGTGGAAAATATTTTGATACATTCATTGCTTCCTCCGAATGTTGCCAACTTTTAAGACATTTTTGTGGGTTTTTGACTAAACTACTTGATACTCAATTAATTTCTATATTAAGGGTGTCTGTGAAACTATTTGATACTAAGAGTCTTTCAAAGGGTGGCTATCACCCTACCACCCCACCCCTTTCTATTTCATAGTTTTACACTTTTTAGTTTATTGTTTTATTCAATTCAGGTTGCTTTCTTGAAGCATTTTCGGCATATTTTAAGCAATACAGGATCATCATATTTTATTTTTGCTATATCCCGTGTTTCCTGAGTGTAAGCAAAAGTGTTCCCTTCATGCTTATGAATGACCAAGTTGTGTAAAGCTTTAATTCGTTTAAACTTACTGAGTAACATTATTTCACCACTTCTGCTTCTACAACCTTGGGCTCTTCTGCTTTAGGCAAGAGAGGCTCAAGAGCATCAATCTGAGTCTGAACCGCTTTCTTGATTCCGTCGATCCATTGGATGATTTCCATGACGGGTCCAGCATAAGCTCCTTTAATTTCAACGTCATTAATGAGGTTAATAGTATTTGTAGCCAACCGATTAACATTCTTCAGGTCAGCTAAACGAACTTCAATTTGCTTCGTCCTTTCCACCTGTTCTTTCACTTGATCTTTAACATCAGCCATTGTTGTGTCCTCCGATTGTTTATTTTTTAAAACACACTTCTAAAATACAGTCCCTTCTGTGGGCAAAAGGGACATGGGTACTGGATGTAACATCCAGGTCCTATATTGAATCCCTGTAATTTATGTAAATGGGTGCACCGAATGGAGTCGAACCATTTTCTGTGGGTTATGAGCCCGCCGTGACGCCGTTTCACTACAGTGCGAAATTTAACTAATTATCCCAGAATATACATGAAATTGAGTATAAATGGGGTGACTGGTGGATTTTAGTTGATACTCTATAATACACACCCAGCTTCATACTTAAGTTCTAAATCTGGGAGGATGAGTTGAAATCCAGATATTTCATCTTTCCGTGGGTCTATCTTGGACTTTTCTACAAGACGGTCAACTCTCATTTTCAAATCATCCCAAGACTTTACTGGAATAAAGAGTGTTCCATCCATTGTGGAAATACAAAGCTGTGGGTTTTCTGGTTTTAATAGCATTTAAACACCTCCGAGGGTCTATGTGCTTCTGTATCTACTTAGACCCAAAATTTAATTCCCCTCAAGGGAACCACCCATACTGGGGTAGAACCTAACTTGAACTTCTTACTATCTATTTAACAGTTGAATTTAAAATCTACTGTCAACTATTAGTGTATGAAACAATATTGCCATCGCTAGGTTTTTCAAATAAAACGAAGTAAGAATAGGTCAAAGTAATGTTGTCCTGATTTAACAGGGTTCTAGCTTGACCGAAGGGAAGGGATTTAAATAAGAGTCCTTATTAAAGGCTTAAATCAATTTAAACTCACTCTATTCATATTCCCATTATCTTCAATTTAAGATTAAACTCATTTAAAGCCATTTAAATTTAAACTTAAACCGATTAAAACAATTCTAAATCAATTCCTTATTTATATTCCTATTTATTCTTGGGCGGAACGCCCTTTGATTTAAATCATATCTC